GCATTTGAAACAGCCACGCGTATGATAAGTATTACACGAGAGGAAGCAAAGGTGATGGGTTTCTTTTTCGGTGATGGTTCGTGTGGCACTTATGAATGTCCATCTGGAATTAAACGAACATGGGCATTAAATAATTCTAATATGGATTATTTACTTGAAATACAGAAACTGTGCCCGTTTGAAACTAAGATATATGATACACTTGAAAGTAGCGGTGTATATAAACTATGTGCCGTCGGAGATGTTTATTCTGTGGTTGAACGGTATAGAAAATTATTTTATAATGGCCACGGCGAAAAAATTGTCCCTCCGTGTATTCTAAATGCATTCCCCAGCATTATAGAATGTTTTATTGAAGGATATTACATGGCCGATGGCGACAAAGCGGGTAACAGAATGGATTGTAAAGGCAAAGAAGGTTCTATGGGGTTACATCTATTGGGTAGAATACTGGGATATAATGTATCTATCAATACTCGACAAGACAAATTGAAAGTTCTGAGACAAACCTGGACAAAATCAACACAAAGAAGAAATCCGATTGCTATCAAAAAACTAGAGCTTCTTGGTGAGACGGACGATTATGTATATGATCTTACGACGGGATCCCATCATTTCCATGTAGGACCGGGTGAATTAGTTGTTCATAATACAGATTCTGTAATGGTTGAATTTGACGTAGGTGATCGCAAGGGAGTTGAAGCCGTAGAATACAGTTGGAAAATTGGAGAAAGGGCTGCCGAGGAATGTAGTGCCCTTTTCAAGGCTCCAAATAATCTCGAACTTGAGAAGGTATATTGGCCATTCTTTCTCTATTCTAAAAAACGATATGCCGCAAAGTTATGGACACAAGGTAAAGATGGTAAAATGAACATGGATTATATTGATATCAAGGGATTACAAGTTATTCGTCGTAATAATACAATGCATCTCCGAGAGGTGTGTAAGGAATTGTTCGATCTCATTCTCAATTCAAATGATACGGTACCACCCAAAGAATTGGCAAGACAGCGAGCGATTGAGTTATTATCGGGCGATGTTCCAAACGACAAACTAGTCCTTTCACAAACGTTGGCAGACAGTTATAAGGTCAAGGGTGTTTCTAGGTCTGTCAATAGTGAGTATATAAATGAAATGAATCAATCCCACGTACAGGTTGTTCGTAAGATGAGAGATAGAAAACCCGGAAGCGAGCCACAAAGTGGGGATAGAGTACCTTTTATTCTTATTAAAACGGAAGATCCTCGTGCGAAGGCATTTGAGATGTCCGAAGATCCAAAATACGCAGCGGATAACAATATTCCTATAAATTACCATTACTATTTCGAAAATAAATTTTTAAATCCAGTCTCAGACTTACTCGATCCACTATATGACGACGCTAAGCGTGAAATTTTTGGTGAGATTATAGATAAAAACAAACCCCCTAAAAAGGCACGGAAACGCAGTGAATATCCATCACTGAGTTCCATGAAAAAGGATGATTTAATCGAAGAGTGTAAGCAATTTAATATAGATTCAACCGGTACGGCTGCCGCGCTAAAGGAACGTCTAAAAGAGGCACGTGCCAAGAAGGAAAATAACAGTTCGAGTATAGCAATGTTATTTAAAAACTACGAACAAAGTAATAGTAAGGAATAATGTTGTCTGATGACTTTCTACGCTCAATCGAGAGTGAGGTTGAAAAACAGGTCAATGATAAGGTAACCGTAATTCTGGGGGATATCGCAAAAAGGTGGAGTCTTCCATTGGATGCCCTTCTTCGGGACATACCAAGCATATCTACTGATACTCTAAATAGGGGACAGTGTCGGGGTGTCCAAAAAAACAATAAACGCTGTACTAGACGTGGTAAGAATGGTGGGTATTGTGGTTTTCATCTTTATCAAAAAAGAGCACTTTGTCCGGTGGTTGTGGAATCTCGTTTTCAGCATACACATGACATGTCAATTCCATTCATGGAGAATTGTCCGGCTTGTATCGCTATAAAAAATATTACACCATCCCAACATTCAACGGATCGTAATGAACTTATAGATTTGGATAATATACTATAGTAATGAGTAAATCGGATATTCTACTAACATCAATCAATCACTTTTATGACGACACCGAGAATAAAACTATGTTAAAATCTATACTCGATAAATCTAGTGGCATATCACTTCGTAATTTGGAGTGGTTCATCACTAACTATGCAAAAAAGAATAATTTGACATATACGACAAGTAATGGTAAGTTATTTACTGTTCATTGTGCATATAAATCAACTCTCGATGGATATAGCAAAAAATTATTTGACCCATTTTGTCGTTCGGAAAAGATATCATATACGATACCGGGGACAGATGATGAAATTAGTACCACGGTTGCCCAACTCAATTTCATCAAATGGTGTATAAAAAATAAAGTGATTGATTACATTTCAAACAATAAAGATACGTTATTTAATAAGCGAGAGAAATAAACCCACCCGAAAATTTAAACGTTTGGTAGCCAGTGTAATATAAATGTAATGTATATGTATCTGTTAAACCGGATTTGAGATTTACCTCCAAATTGGTTTTATCGGATTTTAGTTGCGAAAAATCTAAGCTTCCCGATGGTTTCACATTCATTGGATACATCGAGAAGCTATAAGTATAGACATTCCTATAGGGACGAGACAATCGGGCTCTTATCGTTGTCAGGTACTTGTAATAAGAATGGTTTGCGTCCGTTATATTTGGGGTGTCTTGTCCGTTGATATAGAATTTTGCTTTATCCATCACCGGATAAAAGAACGAATATAATTGATCAAAATCGAGTATAGATCCAAAATTGAATCTATTTTGAAAGTAATGATAATCGGCACTAATTGAACCCGGTATTTGATAACTTGCCAAGTAATCGGAATCCACGCCCGGTCCCTGTGCGACTTCTACATTTTCAAAATCCTTGTTTCGCAAAAACCAATGAATACACTTTACCGGTATATTCGGAACCAATTGTAATTTCATTTGATCCTTGCCGACTTCGGTTTCCATGGTTGGGTGTTTCTTCACAACATCGGTGATTAACTGCGTCGCCTCTTTCATGTAATAGATTCTTTCTTCTGGGGTTATTGTCAATTCCTCTGTGATGATATCAAATTCCGGAACCGAGATAGTCGTGGATGAGTCCGTGAAGAAGGTCTGAGGATGTAACACGAATGTAAATTCAAGCTTCTGTTTATGTATCGCACAAAGGGGGAAGAATGGTCTATTTGGTTGGTTTGTATCATATTCGTCTCCCGAATATTTTCTTGAAAAGAAGAACGGGAGGGGTATGATGAGATCGGTGTCATATTGTGACGCGACGAGGGGGAGCGACAGTCCCGAGAGAGCACCATTATCAACAGACCCATCATACGGAATGCCACGGTTAATCAATATCTTATTTGTAATCTTCTCGGACATTTCCATATACAATTCGTCATACAATATCATCCAATCGTCATATATAGTTTCCAATTCTAATTCATCGACCCTCATAGTAATCGATTTGAATAGATGTCTCCCCAATTGGTCAGCATAATTCTGACCATTCCCGGGAGCGCCGTTTATTTTTGGCATTTTTATTGAAATATACATATTACTCAATAAATCTCCCATGTTTTGTGGGTTCATGGTAACCTTTATGGTTTCACCAAATGGCCAGGTGGCTTTTCCTCCTGGATTAATGACGGGGGTGGTTCGATGATATTTTGAAAAATTCGAATGGCGTTTCTCTTTATAGGTAAATAAAGACCTCGCCTTTTCATCGTTGGATATAAGGTGGTCATCTTGCTTTCCTATCGCGTGAAGGCATAACATGGCTCCGGTGCTGGCACCGTTTATGTCGCACATACTACTTATTGCTTACATATTTTTAATATCTAATTTCCACATGTCTATGGGGGATGTCTGTTTCATAATTTCCAGTTGGCGTCTAGCTTCATTGGATTCTTGGATGAGCGACTTCACAGACTCTTCTGTGTATTGAACTGTTTTGATATTCAAGAGATAATCATAATTCCCATCAATTTTTGGGAAAATTTGTGATATTTGTCTTTCGAGATCCAACTTTTTCCGTCTGAAAACAACCAATTCTCCATCTATAACCATCAAAACGAATTTAGATTTGTAACTGCACAATGTTGCCTTATTTTCCAATACTTTAATGAGGTGGGATTTTCTTGCGTTGTAGTGTTTCATTCGTAATTCAATGAAATCAACGAGAATCTCCTCTGGACTTTTGTATTTGTATATTCCCCTTGTTGGATGAAATAGATGCATGTTTGAAGAGTTTAACGACCGTCTCAATTTTAAGTCTTTCATTGGATCGTTACCCGTATAACCAACTATGTCAAAATCAACATTTTCAGTTGTACTGTTATTTGTGTATGAACCGACTATCTTCTTTTCAACGAGAGTGTCGAGGTATTCTTTGTAATCCTGTGTCCATCTTCCCGGGGGAAGCTCGGTCACTTTAATCTTAGATCCCGTGTTTCTCCACACACCTTCGGCGATCCAAGCACCTTCATCACCTTCTCGTGTGATGGTGCCTTTGAATCCCCTATACCATGGTTTCATGGGAACGATTGGTTTTTTATCAAGAACCCGAAGGATATTGTTTTTAATATCAAGTGGATTAAACGGTGGGACAAAACTAGAAAACCCCGTCCCGATACCCTCCGATCCGTTGATAAGTATCGTGGGAAGAGTGGGCATATAATAATTCGGTTCGATCATTCTCCCATCGTCGTCCAAATACGTGAGGATCGCATCATCTCTATGGTCAAACAGTCTTCTTGCTTCTTTTGTAAGTTTGGTGAAAATATACCTCGTTTGACTCGCGTCCTTCCCGCCCATCAGTCTCGTCCCAAACTGACCACAAGGTTCGAGGAGATTGATATTATTACTACCCATGTAATCATTTGCCAATTTCACAATTGTGTCAGCGAGGGAAACTTCTCCGTGATGATATGCCGATGTTTCTGCGACGTATGCTGCCAGTTGAGCAACCTTCATTTCATTTCTGAGATCCTTTTTGAAACAAGAATACATAACTTTTCGCTGGGATGGCTTTAATCCGTCCGCAACATGAGCGATGGATCTTTTCAAGTCCGCGAGACTAAAATTGACCAAGTCTTTGTGAATGAAATTTGTAATTCCGAGTGATTGGATCGACCCATACGGGACTTCCAATTCATTTGGATTCTTTGCGGTATTTCTCAAAAGCCATTCTTTTCTTGCGTCGGCCTTCTTTTTGTCAAAAGCCAGAATAATAGATTCATCTGACATCTTATCCATTTCAAATTTCACCGTGAGCTGTTGAATTTGTTTGAAATATTCTCTCGCTTCCTTCGATGTGGATGTACCCAGACCCTTGTAATATTTGATCTTCCATCCGGATTTACCATTTCCGTACCACGTCCTAAACGAAGAATCTGTATAGAATGATTTGGTTTCCGAACCCTTCGTTGCCTTAATGATAGGAGTAACCATACTCACAACAAAGTTCATTTTCAATAGACTTGGCCAGAAATGATGTATCATATTCAAGATCAGTCCCTTGATATGAGACCCATCGTTATCAGCGTCTGTCATGATCATAAGACGACCATAGCGAAGTTCGGAAACATCTGTATATTCTTTGCCTTGTTGGAGACCTAAAATCTTCTTGAGATCGTTGAACTCCTGATTTGACGTAAGTTGTGATATGGAAGCATCCCGGACATTCTTACATTTACCACGGAGTGGGAAAACACCATAATGATCCCGACCAACGACCGAAAGCCCCGCAACCGCCAAAGTCTTCGCTGAATCACCCTCTGTCACGATGAGAGTACATTTCCCAGACTGCGCTGTACCCGCCTTATTTGCGTCATCTAATTTTGGAATGCCAGTGATTTTTGATTTTCTTGAACCGTCCGTCTTTTTGAGTTCCTTCATTTCCTTGAATTTTGACAATGCCAAGAGTTCATCTTGAATTCCAGTCTTGAGTACGTTCTTGATAAAATTTTTTGGTGGTTCAAATTTACTCCCAAATTCTTGTGATTTTGATGTACATTCAGACTTAACCTGACTACTGAACGTAGGATTTTCAAGGGTAGCCTTTACGAAAACGTTGAATGTATTTTTCACTTGTTGAGGCTTTAGTTTGATTTTCTTCGATAATTCATCGATGATACCCGTCGCCAAAAAAGACGTCACATGATCCACATGACTCCCTCCTTTGTTTGTACAAATACCATTAACAAACGAAACCTGTTCAAGATTGTTATCCGATGGCCCAATACAGACCGACCAGCGGTCCGCGGTGACACTGGCGAGAGATTCCACACCCTCATACATCTTCGCATAGGATTCAAGATTCATTTTAGGTAACGGTTCATCTTGAAATTTTACCTTACAGTTCGGTGTGGTACAGATATTCGCATCATATACTCTTTTATGAAATATTCTGAATATAGTATTGTCCATCTGTTTCATCCCGAACCTTTTCCAATCCGGGATAAATGATACAGATACCGAAGATTTGCTTCCATTGTATTTTTTCATGGTGGGTGGAACACATGTTGTCATATTATCCCTCCACATCTGCGAATATGACAGTTTATTTTCATGATCTTTAATTTCTATGGAAAATTCTGACGAATACACATTTGTGAGTTTTGCACCGTATCCATTTCTTCCACCCACCACTCTCTTTTTTGAGTCATCGTAATTGGTCGATGTTAAGAGATGACCGAATGTAAGTTCCGGATTCCATAGTTGCTCCTTTTTGTGCATTTTAATGGATACGCCACCGAGAGGACCATTGTTTTCGATCGTGATTCTTCCAGAGTCTTTATCGATGGAGACATTTATATTCGTCACTTGTTTTGGATGGAGTGAATTTCTATCGACCGCATTTACGAGTATCTCGTCAAAAATTTTAAGAAGAGCAGGGGAATATTTGATATCCCTCTTTTCAAACCTTTTTCCATATTTATCAATAAGCCAATAGGTTTCTGGCGTTACTTCAACGGGACCAACATAGGAGTCGGGTCTCTTTAATATATGTTCTATATGGGAAAGTTTTTGAATGCTTTCTTTCATTTCACTTGAAAATCTATAGACGCAATTCTTTACTTAGGTTTTTTTAGGTCACATATCGTCTGCCCGATACCTCCTGGCTATACGATAGTAGTCATTAAACCAATTTACAACCTCTTCCTTTGTTTTTGTCGCATTGGGTGTATATAAATTTTTAATAATTCCAGTTTCACGGTCCATTAGTTTTATTATGCTTACTTTAGGGGGATTTACAAAACAACACCTACATACCCTTCTTGCCTTTAACCCAAATAACTTAATTTGGGATACATTATTTAGCAAGAATAAAGGTCTTATGTGTCTATACTTGTATAATACTCCATGTTGTTCATCCGTGTCCGGTCTAATTATTATATCGAGTGGTGACTGACACACATAGCATTCATGTCTCCAGGATAATTTTGGCATACTTATGTATACGACGATGCTTTACTTTATAGCACTTTTAGTTATTTTGGTTCTTTTTTTGAACAGAAACAATACACGTCGGAGCAATAAGAAGTCGTTGGAGACTTTGGTACGTCAGTCCGCTCGTTATGCGACTGCCGCACAACAAGACGCAACACCCCTCATAGCTGTATTACATGCTAATTATGCCGCGGCATATCTCTATGCGGCGACTGATATAGCCACAGATTCCGAGATACATACAGCAACTGGCGTGGATGTAGTTACATTTAAAGAACATATCGTAAATGTTCAAGATATGGTAACCAAAAGAACAACAGAAAAATGCCCCCAATTTGCGGGAGAGGTTGATTTATATTTATCAACCATAGCCGGACAGGCAGATTTATAATTCCTAAGTGAAAATTAACATCTCATTTTTTCAGTTTTTTCTGGAATAATCCATGGAAGTTACACGCGACAGCTGCTGGTATGCGCTTCTTATGCAAACTATTAAATTTTACAAGGTTATCGAACCGGATGAACGCTGCGTCCGGCTCGCCGATGCCGAGTGGCGACTGAAGCGAAGACACGAAGCCATACGAAATGCGAAAGCACAACGCGGAATCATCGTCATTGATCCAGTCATCGAAGGACCGCGCGAAAAGAGGAATTCTCATAAGATATGCGCAGCCACTACACTGGCTGGAAAGAGGTGTAGTTACAGGGCTGTGTGCGGCGACTTTTGTAGAAAGCATAAGGTTCCTACAGAAGACATCGACGGTTTGGCGAACATGATGAAGGGAATTAAAAT